TGGCATAGATACCTCCATCATATTTTTTAAGATACCCTGCTAGTGCTCTAAGTTCAAGACCATCAGCATCACAACCAACCAGTACACGATCTTTACTAGCTCTAAAAAGGCTACGACACTCAGTACCATACGGGCTGTAGGATGCAGGAACTTGAGCAACATTAGGAGAGCTATGAGTACAACGACCAGTGACTGCCCCATTAGTATTAACTGATCCGTATATTCTACCATCCCGTTCAAGTTTAAGCCAAGCATGGTTTCCCTCCGCTAATTGTGAGATACGTTTAGAGATTAAGAAGTGTTCTTTAAGTTCCTGACAATTAGGTAACTGTAACTTACCTAGTACAGCTTCATCTATCTTAGGTTTACCACCAGAAGTAAACTCTTTAGGCTTCCACCCTTGCTTCATAAGGCATCTAGAAATATGATCCCTGGAGTTAGGATTAAACTCTACTTGTTTAATCTTATTGTATACAGCTCCTTTGCTAGTGCCACGTTTTTTACTATTAACTTTAGGAGTTACTTCACCCTCAGAAACAAACCAAGTACCATAACTTTCTCTAAGAGCAGACCCTAATTTTTCTTGACGTTTAAGAAGACTAACATAAAGCTCCTTACCTTTGTCTACATCAAACGCATAACCATGTTCTATCTGTCTCTGAATGATCTGTGCAAACTTATGTTCTAAGTCGATAGCATCCTCAGAGTATTCAAGCATATCAAAGTGATACTTAAGATGAGCAGCTACACTAACATCTTGGATACAGTAATCTGCCATCTCAGGAGTGAATTTACTCCACACATCACCTTCTACTGTACCTAAAGTTTTCTTCAATACACCTAACCTTTGACCCCAAGCTTTAAGACTATGTGAACCATAAAGCTTATTGTCAATACTACGTTCTTTAGCATCCACTTCATACAGATTAGTGTGACACAATCTAGAGAGCACAAGAGTATCATTAATCTCTGTATGCTTACTAGGTTTCCACCCTAAGATTTTATTTAATACTGGTAGATCATACCCAATAATGTTATGTCCAGTAATAGACTTAGCAGAACTCATAATTTCTAGTGCATCCTCTAGACAATCATAAGGCTCTTGATTAGAGAATACTTGTCCTGCTTCAGCTTCAACTACAGACATACCAATACAATGTATCTTAGTGACGGTAGGTAATAGCCCATCTGTCTCTATGTCTATAATTAAGTCCAAGCTCATGGTCTCTCCTGAAAAATACTTCTTTTAGGGTAAACGTGTTCTTCTAATTTAGAAAGTCTCTCGTTCATTTGATCTATCCGATCCCATTGAGCTTTCTCCACATTCTTTGAGTCTTCCTGTGTTGCTGTCGTAGAAGAGACTTCCTGCAAGTCCCGTAGATGAGCCTTTATATCTTGCCTTAAGTACTCTAACAGAGGTCTCACCGTCCTGCTGCTGGTTTCTCTCAAGTCCAATGACGAAATCACTGAGTTGAGCAATACTTCCTGACCCTCTAAGATCGCTGAGAGTGACTTGTTTTCCATCTTCATGTCCCTTTCCTTGTTGAGGTCTTTTTAAATGTGACACAACAAACATACCAATATTAAGTTCTTCTACTAGTGACCTGAGTTGTGTCATTATATTATCTATTAATCTTCTTTCATCTCCACCTTCAATTCCACTGACCATAATACTGAGATGATCAAGAACAATCCAAGACACATTACAGGAGTGAACGAGATAACGAATACGACTAGCCAAAACGTCAGCATCTAAACTCCCCCAATGATCATACAGATATAATCTGTTATCTGCAAATACCTTTTCCCATATATGCCTTCTGTACTCCTCATCTAAATCCTTTTCTAAATGTAACATCATGTTAGCTTCAATAGACATAAAGTCTACGGCAGCTTGTCTAACAGACTCCTCCAAAGCAATATAACCCACAGTCTCACCCTTACTGAGAAGATAAGAAGCGATTTCTTTAACAGCTGTAGATTTACCTGCACCAGTTCCTGCACAGAATGTAACAATTTCACCTTTTCTAGCTCCTAAAGTTTTATCATTAAGTCCTTGCCAAGGATACTCATGGTCACTAGCAGACATAGGACAATTAACTAAGTCCCATGTATCAGCTCCTGCTATAATACCATCTGGTCTATGTACTCTAGCTCTCCAGATAGCATCAACTACTGCTGATCCTCCTTCTTCACACAGTAGTTCACTGGCATCCTTCTTTCCCAATCTGGCAATCTTACATCTTCCTGGTGGGAAAAGTTCAGCCACTTCTGTAGCAGCTTTTTGACCTGACTTATCCATGTCAAACATAAGAATCGTTTCATCAAAGCCAAGTAACCACTCCAAATTTTTTGCCACAACTTTTTTAGCAGATTTATCACCATTAGGAATGGAGACCACAGGCCACTTACAGCTTTGAGCTTCTGCAATACTGAGGGCATCTAGTTCTCCTGTAGATATACATATTTTCTTACCACTACTCCATAAGTGCTTACCCCAAAGATCAGAGCAGTCACCTATAGTCCTAAACTCTTTACCTTTAAATCTAACCTTCTGCCCTACTACTTCTCCGTCTCTGATAAACGCTGCAAGGTGGGCAGATTTTCCTTCGTACTTTCCAATTTTGTACCCGAACTTCCTACAAGTAGATTCCGATATCTTTCTCTTTGAAATCTCCTTGAACTCTCCTCTAACTGGAGTGAAAGTACTCTTATTCTTTGCCGACTTAGTTCTAGGAACGACAGTAGAGCCACTATCGCTATGCTCATAATGATCACAATCAATACTAAAACAAAATGCGTGTCCATCGTCATACCTCGCTAAGTTATCTTTTGATCCACAGGAAGGACAAGGTTCATGTCTCAGGCAGACACTCTCTGATCCAAGATTCTGGTATGCTTCCTTTGGAAAAGATAAATCCATGTTTTTTGCACCACTCTCCATATGTTGTCTTAGCTCCCTTATATAGTTTTTGATTTGGGTTAGTAAAGACAAATCTTATGTCTAACTGAGGGTGTTGCTCCTTGATCAGAAGGTGTTTAGTACGATCTGAAGCAAGGAACCTACCCTTAGTTTCAACATAGAACTTAACTGCTTTACCTTTTAAAATAAAATCAGGAGTATAAGTACTATTTTTAGGGGTGTAAGGGATACGTTCAGACTCATATTCCCACCTAACCTTTGCAGAGTTAAGCTGTACTCCTACTGAGCACTCAAGTCCAGAACGATATCCCTCTATCAGACCCCTACGCAACTGACTACTAGAAATCTTCTTCATCTTCATCTACTGCTTCCTCTGCTTCTTTGAATTCATCTTTAGGTGCTACATAACTACCCTTCTCTTCACCCCAATCTGTACCAGAGTCTTTAGATTGATACTCTACAAGATCAAGGACTCTTACCTTCTTCATTCGTAAACTCACGCCACCACCCATAGCATCATAAGGTACAGCTTCATATGCTACTTGTAATTTACTACCACCACCTATTGCAGCAATCATACGATTACCATCTGAATCTACCAGGACAGGTTTTTGATCCCACTCTTCACCACCTTTAGTCCTGACATGAGCTTTCATCTTAAAGTTAGCAACATACTTCCCTGTCTTTTCTCCCTGATCATCTACTTCAGGTTTGATAGGGTTGTTTTTACCACCATTCATCAGCGGTTTTACTACGTCACTAATCTTTTTAGTTGAAGCCTTGTCGAATATAAGCTTAACTGAAAAAACTCCATCAGCATCAAACTTAGTATCTGGCTTATTAAGCCAAGGGTATACTGCAATTCCAGCTGGTGATACATGAGTTTCAAACTTCTGTTTTGCCATTATAATTCTCCTTTGATGTAGCGTTCTGCTCCCCCAAATTCGGGAACTTTTGTGCGTTTGCACTCTTCTCTCATTGTGTCTACCATAAGCATTACATCTGCAACACTGTACAATTCTTCAAGCTTACTATTGTACAAACAATTAAACACACTAAGAATTATAGCGTGTCTTTCTGCTTTACTAAAATTATGTATCGAATCAACTACTGCCATCATTCCTGCTGACACATTCTTTACATCTGAATTAGCTAAAAAAGAATTCTGCATCTTTTACATCCTCAATATTTAGATTACCATACTTAGGAAGACTTGGCAAATCTAAGTCTCCCTGTTCTTCCATAAATTTTTTCAATATATCTTTTTCATAAATATCTACAAAGGTTTCTCTGAGCACTATACCTAATTGTTCAATGTCACAGGCATGAGTACCAAAAGAATCATGTACTACAGCAAACGATTCAATACCATGATTATCCTTTGCACTAATCACAGTTTTCATAAGGTGACAAGCATCCAAACTATGAACAAAGTTAGGAGCAATACCATTTACTTGTCTAAAATTGTGCATCTTCTCAGTATCACTATGCCCTGCATACAGGGATGCCATACGTCCATTTATTATGGTCTTAACTTCTTTGACTACAGACCTTATGTACTTCTGCTTTACTACAAATCCAGTAGGTAGTGTCCAGTAGATAGGTCTTTGTAGTTTATTAGATTCCTTAGCTACATCCTGTAACCACTTCATGCCTTGTCTAGAAGAGACAACAACTCTACCAATAGCTTCGTAGATATGAAGAGCCAGATATTTACAATGAGGCCAAAGAT